AAATCGGCTTGGCAACGAATGGATAGGTTTCTATCCATGTAAACAGTATAGCTTTAGGGTCTATTCCCCCCTTCGTCATGGCTATATGGCGACCCCACTAGGGGGGTATCAAGCCGTTTTGCCGTCATGGTCACCATGCCACTAGATCATTGTTCCTTAGCCGCACAGCTAAAAAATGTCAAATTTTGTAAAATTTCTATAAAAATCAAGGGGGTACATGTCAAATCTTTTACTTTTTGCGCTAGCCGGCTAGCGAAAATGATACCTGTAGGAATCAAATAGCATACCTAATTCAATCCTATATGTACAAAAATTATAAAAACCCCCTAGACAAATGCTGCACTGCAATATAAAATACCAACAAAGGTTCCATAACGGAACCTAACTAACCATAAAGGAAATAACATGTACGATTTTTTTAAACCAATTGAGCTCAACAGAACTTACCAGCAAACTGAAAAAGCAATTAAAGACACTTATAATTTTTGGATAGGCGTAATCGCTGACACCTTTACGTTGTACAAAGCAAAATAAAAAAAACCCCCGGGGGTTTTAAGTCCGGGGGCCAAACCATCACAACAAAGGAGATTTGCGCATAGCTCAAACGAAGGAGGAAAAGCCACACGCAAAAGAATAGTACCATAAAAAACAAAAACGTTGTATACTTCCAACATTCGCTTACCCCAGCGCAACCAAGGAGGTAGTTAGTTTGCTTTTAGAGCATTTGGTCTCAGCCTCAGCTGCAGATTTTGTCCCAGACATTGAGTCTGGTGTGGACGACTTTACCCCCTTAGAAAAATTAAACGCGCCCCAAACTTTGGGCGCTCAAAAACAAACGGTAGACTGGTTAAACCAGTTCTCTTCCGAAGAGGACGAGCAAGAAATACTGACAAACGCTCAAGAACAACAAGTGGCCAACGCATTCGCGGCCCTAACTACCAATTCCCCAGACGCAAAGAACCAACTGCTTAATCTGCAAGTCCCAGAAGAAATCGTAAGCGCCGTGGCTATGGTTAGCGGGTACCAGTGGGAGTTTGTAAAGCAGGCCAATGAGCTCCGTTCAATGAGCGTAGCCAAAATAGTAAAAGAAACAGAGCACCCAGATGCGCGCATACGCTTAAAAGCCCTAGAGTTGCTGGGTAAGGTAACGGAAGTAGCCTTGTTTACCGAACGCGTAGAAGTAAACCAAAAAGAAATAAGCAACGAGGAACTTGAAAAGCGCATTAGAGAGAAGCTTAGCAAGTACATGGGCAAGGCTGACGTGGTGGAAGTCGATGAAATAGAGGTAGTTGAGAAAGTTGTTGGAAAAAAACAACACGACGACGAATGAATCTTGATTTCTTAACCCCAGAAGAGGCTTTTGCCGCGCAGCTAGCGCTAAAAGACATGAGTGTTGAGGAAAAAATGCTATTCCTTGCAGATTTAGAAGAGCAAGAGCACCGTGTGCACTTGCATGGTGCGCAAAATAAGCCATTAGAGTTTGCTAAAGCGGTCTATCCGGGTTTCAAAATCGGTCCGCAGCACCGCAAACTAGCTAAAATCTTCCAAGATGTGGTCGAGGGTCGAAAAAAGCGCGTAATTATTAACATTGCACCACGTATGGGCAAATCAGAGTTTTCAAGCTACCTGTTTCCTGCATACTTTCTAGGTCAGTACCCCGAGAAGAAAATTATTATGGCCACGCATACTGCGGGGCTTTCGGAAGACTTTGGACGAAGAGTAAGGAACTTAATTGATTCGGATGACTACAAAAGCGTTTTCCCCAACACAGTCGTTGCCGACGACCAAAAGGCTGCGGGTAAGTGGAGCACATCTGCTGGTGGGCAGTATTATGCTGCTGGTGTCGGGGGTGCCTTGGCAGGACGAGGCGCTGACTTGTTTGTTATTGACGACCCTCATTCTGAACAAGACATGAAAGCAAATTCAAGGCTAGCGTTTGATAACGCCTGGTCTTGGTTTCAAACTGGTCCGCTACAACGTTTAATGCCGGGGGGTGCGATCATAGTAATTATGACGCGATGGTCCCTTTTGGACCTTACTGGTCGAATCATTGATTACAACATAAAAAACCCACACACTACCCCATGGGAGATTGTAGAACTACCAGCAATCCTTAACGAAGACACAGACACAGAAAAATCCCTTTGGCCAGAGCAATGGCCGCTTGAAACATTAAAAGCTACAAAGGCAGTACTAGATCCCCGTTATTGGAATGCCCAGTATATGCAGAATCCGACCAGCGACATGAGCGCTGTTATTGGAAGAAAAGACTGGATGATGTGGGAAAAGGAGGAGCCCCCTACTGTAGAATATATTATACAAAGCTGGGATACGGCGTTTGAAACAAAGACAACAGCCGACTATTCCGCATGCACAACGTGGGGTGTTTGGTACAACGAGGAGGATGGGAATTCCCCCAATTTGATCTTACTCGATGCCTTTAAAGACCGAATGGCGTTTCCAGAACTAAAGCAAGTTGCGCTAAAGCATTACAAAGAATGGAACCCCGATGCGTTTATTGTGGAGAAAAAAGCTTCAGGTGCCCCGTTAATCCAGGAACTTAGGATGATGGGTATACCGGTACAAGAGACCAACCCTTCCCGTGGAAATGACAAGATGGTTCGCTTGAATGCCGTAGCTGATCTTTTTACTAGCGGGAAGGTTTGGGCGCCCGATAGGCGGTGGGCCCGGGATGTAATAGAAGAATTGGCGTCATTTCCAGTTGGCGAGCACGATGACTTTGTGGATACGACAACCCAGGCACTTTTGCGGTATCGCCAGGGCGGGTTCATTAGTTTGGACACCGACGAGAAAGATGATTTGCAGTACAAGTACCGCCGAAAAGCGGCATATTATTAAAGGAGGATACTATGTTTATGACGAGTAAAGTACAATTGCTATGGCGAGATGTTGAACGAGCTCGCAGGATTGCGGCTATTCAAGGTGATATGGACCCAAAAGATGTGTGGGCTAAAATTCCTATTCACCCATCTGTAAAAATAGCTGAAGAAGCATTTTGTAGAGAGCTGTTATTTATTTTTCCTGATTTGCTTGAATACTGTTATTCGATGGAAAAAATAGCTTTGGAGTCTGGAAAAGAAATTTCTAGCCTGAAGCACGAGTTAAACATGTTAAAAGAAGTGCCGAAGAAAGTTCGGAAACCAAGGGCTAAGAAAGTTAAGGAATAGATATGCCAGTAGATAAAGGTTTATACCAAGCGCCGAAAGGCCTAGAGCAGCTGACTCAGAACGAGCCAGACATTGAAATTGAAATTGAAGACCCAGAAGCAGTTCATATTGCTGGCGATGGCTTTGAGCTTGATATTGAAAAAATGGACGAAGTTGATGGTAGCGAGGAGTTCAACCAAAACTTAGCCGAAGAACTTGATGCTGGCGCACTTGAGACAATTGCTGGTGATCTAGCTTCTGACATTGAAAACGACTTAGCTTCCCGCAAAGACTGGGAACAGATGTACAAAGACGGTATTACGCTGCTTGGTTTGAAGTTTGAAGAGCGCGTAGAACCTTGGGATGGTGCTTGTGGTGTATTCCACCCTATGATTACAGAAGCTGTAGTACGTTTCCAATCAGAAACAATTATGGAGACTTTCCCTGCTAAGGGCCCAGTCCGTACTCAGATTATTGGTAAAGAGACCCGCGAAAAGATGGAAGCGGCGCAGCGTGTCGAAGCTGACATGAATTACCAGCTTACAGAAAAGATGCCTGAGTTCAGGAATGAGCACGAACGTATGCTGTGGAATCTGCCATCCGCTGGTTCTGCGTTTAAGAAGGTGTACTTTGATCCGTCTATTGATCGCCAGGTTTCGATGTTTATTCCAGCAGAAGATATTATTCTGCCTTATGGGGCTAGCGAAATTGCTTCTTGCCACCGCGTTACACACCGTATGCGCAAGACTAAACAAGATTTGATTAAACTCCAGCGCGCTAATTTTTATACTGATGTTGAACTTGGGGAACCACAAAAGTTCCGTACTGAGATTCAAGAAAAGAAAGATAAAGAAACTGGCTTTGCTGCTAGTTATGACGATCGTTTTGAACTGTACGAAGTACATGCTGATTTAGACTTACCTGGATTTGAAGATAAGGATGATAATGGTGAAGAAACAGGAATTGCTCTGCCGTATGTGGTTACAATGGTACGCGGCACGAATCAGGTTTTGGCGGTTCGTAGAAACTGGAAAGAAGAAGATCCGCTGCGTCTTAAACGCCAGCACTTTGTCCACTACCAATATATTCCTGGTTATGGTGCTTATGGTTTCGGCCTTTTCCATCTTGTTGGGGGTTTTGCTAAATCAGCCACTTCCATCTTGCGACAGCTTGTCGATGCCGGAACCTTATCGAATCTGCCGGGTGGTTTAAAATCCCGTGGTCTTCGTATTAAAGGTGACGATACCCCTATTGCTCCAGGTGAATTCCGTGATGTAGACGTTCCAAGCGGTGTGATGAAAGACAACATCATGCCATTGCCATATAAAGAACCAAGCCAGACTTTAATGACGTTACTCAATCAAATCATTGACGAAGGTAGACGTTTTGCTTCAGCTGGAGATTTAAAAGTAGCTGATATGTCTTCTAACAGTCCTGTTGGCACAACATTAGCTATCTTAGAACGTACATTAAAAGTGATGAGTGCTATTCAAGCTCGTATGCACTTTTCATTTAAGTCTGAATTAAAGTTACTTAAAAAGATTATTGCTGATTATGCACCAGAAGATTATTCATATGAACCTTCTAGTGGTGATCGTACAGCACGTAAAGCTGATTACTCAATGGTTAATATCATTCCAGTATCAGATCCAAACGCAGCTACGATGTCTCAAAAGGTTGTTCAATATCAAGCGGCTTTACAGTTATCACAAACTGCTCCACAGCTTTATAATCTTCCATACTTACATAGACAAATGTTAGATGTATTAGGTATTAAGAATGCTGAAAAGCTTATTCCAATGCCTGATGATATGAAGCCTTTAGATCCTGTAACTGAAAACGTAAATGCTCTCAAGAATCAACCATTAAAAGCTTTCCCTTACCAAGATCACCAAGCCCATATTCAAATTCATATGGCAGCTATGAACGATCCTAAGATTAAACAGATCATTGGTCAAAACCCACAAGCGCCTATGATTATGCAAGCTATGCAAGCACATATCACAGAGCACGTAGGTCTTGAGTATAAACGTCAAATGGAACAAGGTATGGG